ATGAGCTGGAGATTCTGGGCTGTGTTCCATGGATGAGCCGCCCAATCCTTGATTTCCTGCGGGGTTTCGATAGCGCCGATGTAGTAGATTTTTTCCTCATCGAATAACCGCATGCGGTTGCCCTTGACCTCTAGGGCCAGAATAGGCCATTCTGATGCCACACCGGACTCGCCCGGCCACGCATAGGCCTCACCATAGTAAGCAGTCATATGACGGGGGGACACGCCGGTAATCAGCGGGGCAGCGTTACCACCCACAACACCCTGGTCAACCACAGCGTATGCCGTGCCGTATTGCAGGGCGGCGCGGGTAATGCCGGTTTGGCGGGCATCAAGGTTGTTACGCTGCCAGTGCTTCCACGCCCTGGCGCGGGCACCAGCATCAACGCCTGAGAAATAGTCCTCTACTTTCATCGACTGCGCGAATGTATCCAAAACCAAAGGCAGATACATGGTTTGCGAATCCCTAGCAAGCTGGATTTGCCGGTCGATCATGAGATTGGCGTTTTTATCCTTCAGGATGCCAAACCGGTTAATGATTTCTTGCCGATTCCATGGGCGCATCGCACTGTTGATTCGATCAAACACCTGGCGCTCCCTGGCATACTGTGCCAATAAACCACGCACAGCAGATAAAACCTGGCTAT